ATATTTTTAACATCAATTGCTGTATAAAAATTTTCATACATCATCAATGGTAATAATACTTTTTCTGATTTATAAAAACGTATTGATTCTTCTATTGATTTAAATCGATCCATCAAACTTTTATTTGCACTGAATAATCCAACTTCCACATTTTTTTTCATAGAAATATTCAAATAAGTTTGTATACTACTTCTAGTAATTTTATTACCATACGTATAATATAAATCTTGTAATATTATTATTAATCTTCGAATATCATATTGCGAATAATTTATAATATCCATTAATGTTTGTATACAATCAAATTTAATATTGTATTTTTCTATAATATATTTACTTACCAATAATAGATCATTTTCTGTTGGCAATGGTACTCTTATATTAAGACAATCGGATGTATTTAATGTTGTTATCAACTTGGAATGATTTAAATTTGTTAAAAATATTATAGGTAATAACTTTTTTGCACAATTATGTGCAAAAAAATCAATAATATTTCTTTTTTCACTTGGAGATGATATTAAATTTGCATCATTAATAACTAATACTATTTTTTCATTTAAACCAGTTATAAAATTCGAAAAGAATTCCCAAGATTTATCATTTTCTAAATAGAGCATATGATACTTCATATTTAATTTTTTAATACTATTTTTAACGATTGTATTTTTACCTGTACCAATACCTCCATTTATTATCAGGCCAATATATTCATTTGGAAAATTTTCCAACCATTTGATTATTTGGTTTTGAAAATTTTTATTAATATTAATATCAGCGTCTTGCTCATACCATATATTCATTTATTATAATATATACTTAATAATTTAAGTTAATATTTTAACGTATTAAACAAAATATTTATCAAATTTTATTTATATATATATATATTATGATAGTAATTGTAATATTTTAATTTACTATTTCTATTGTAATAATAAATTTATACAATAAATATGTAAAAATATCTAGATCTTGTAATATATTTTTTTTGTGTAAAAAAAATATTTTTCTAATATATATACAATGAGTCGTTCACATGAATATACTGATAAAACACCTAATTCTGTTAAAGCCGAAGTTGATCGTCTAATCCGTGAAGGTAAATATCAATTATCCCCCGCCGAAGCGGTAAAATTAAGAGAAAAATTCAAAGATGCCTCTATGTTTGAACTTGTCATGGAACACTTAAATGAATCCCATGTAAAAATTGTAAATGTTGCCCGTAAATATTTCAAATATGCTCAAACACAATTATTAGGCGGTGTAAAAACCATTGATTCTATCTTAAAACAAGCCGTACCTTTTGCCAAAAAAGTACCTTTAACTGATGCTGAAATTGATGCCTTCCGCCGCTTAGTAGAAGAAATGATTGAAGGTAAAACACCCAGTGAAACCAGCACATACCGCCACATTTCGTCGGTTGGTTCGTTATTCGGTGTATCCAGTGTAGAACAAGTAGAAAGCATGAAAGACAATTTATCGTCGGGTGATTTTGCTAAAATCCAAGACGTCATTAGATTAGAAAGCGAATGCAAACAAAAATACCAAAACGTTGTTTTACAATCGGTACAATACAATGATTGTGATTTAATCGCTTACTCGGGCAAATTTGACCAAGAACGACACAACGCTTTACAACACGTACACCCACTTATAGTTGCCTTATACTTACCTAAATTTGATATCATTGAACGAACTACATTACACGCCAACTTAGCTGGCATTGTACGTGCTCGCTACAACCGTGAACCCATCATTAACCAAGTTGACAAAGAATTATTTGCCAACATTATCTTCACTAACAGACGTGAAGTATGCTCGATGAACCCTGCTGAAGATTTATACCGCCGTGTCAAATTACAACACTCTCTCTGGGATCAAGTAACTGCTTTACGTACTGGCCGCTACTACAACATCAATTCTGATTTCTTAACCACATTAGATCAATGCCACTTAACTCACGTCAGCCCAACTAACACAATTGTAAACGACGAAGGTGCCTACTTACGCCGTATCTTTGGCTCTTTTGGCTTAAATACTATCTTATTCAAACTCCGTGCTGATCCCCAAATGTTTGCTGCCACTGTAAACTTAGGTGCGTCTCTCTTCGTACCAACCACACGCGAAGAAGAACGTGTCAGCTATGACTCGATGATTACAATTGATATGTCTGATTACAAAACAAGAAATAATGCACCTTACAACTTCCAAGATCAATTAACTCAACGCACATACTATTTGGATGAAAAAGACAGATACATTGCCGTACAAACTGAAGTACTCGGTGTATACAAAATCATGTCGTTCTATGTACCTCGCCGCAAATCGGCGGTAGTACAACGCCAAACCATCGACGAAAACTCGATCACAGCCAAATTACAAATCAACTTCAATCAATTACCATTAACTATCTCTGGCTTAAGCGAACTCAACGACTACAAAGTAATTGCTCCTGCTCAAATTCGCGTAAACAACAACTTCATCTTACGTAAACGCTCCGTAGTAGTAACCGAAGTTGTAGTATACACATCGCCAACTGATGTCAATAACGTAACTGAATTAATTACAACTTTATCTACTATTGTATATTCGGACAAAACCCAAGAAGTTTTCTACTACAACCCAACAGGTGTATTATCCACATATTCTGGTCAAAATCAACAAGGTCAACAAGCAGTTGGCCGCCCAGATCCCTTCTCTTTAATTAATGCAACTGGTCCCCAAAACATGACCGACTTAAATGCTCAATTCTTAGAAAGCAGACAAGGTACTCTCTTCTTCTACCAAACAGATTAAATTAAATAAATTTAAAATAATAAATTAATATTTATTATTTTATACTTTTGCATATTTAAATGAATCTAAATTATTAGGTAAAAACATTTTACTTCCTTCAGCAGCAGATACAATATCTTTATTTTCATTTGGAAATGTTTTTTGAGGATATCTTGGTTTAACACCATATGGCGATAATAAACTATTTCGAATGTAATATGGATCATCTTGAAATAATACAGATGATGGTAACCATTTATCTGATGATGTTGGTGGTGTTAATTTATTGGTTATTTGATTTGTAGGTGATCCCCAACCACTATTTAATTCAAGTACACTTGGTGTATATAACATACTTGGTGTATTTATAGTACTTTCTAAATTCATAGTACTTGGTGCACTTAATGTATTTGCATTATTATTCGCCCAATCAAATTTATAATCATTTGGTTTTTCTGATTCAAATTGTTCAATATTCATACTTGGTGCTACAAGATGTGATTCTATTCTAGTTTCTAAATCTTTTTGTATACTAGGTGTCATATCATTTATATCACCATTTGTTGAATAATAATAATTTGATGCCATATTTGGTAAATAGATATTCTCATTTAAATATGTTTTTGATGTTAATGCAGATACAGAACGTAAGTTTCCACTTGATTCAGGTAATTTATTTAATGTCATTGGATTTTGAACATCATCTAAATATTTTAAATAAAATTGTATTTCTTTCATGATTCGTGGTACACAAAATTTAACAACATAATTATTTAATTCTTTTAATTGTTCATTTAAATTATTGCCATTACTTCTTGCTTTTGAATGATAAATACTTTCCATGATCATTCGTAAATCTTTTTCATTTTGATGAGGTATTCTATATTTATTACCTGTTGATGTAAATACTTCATATATCATTTTTTCTTGTAAATATGTAATATTTTCTTGTGAAAAAAATACCTTTTTTAATTGATCTATATTTGTAACTGCTCTAGGTGAATAATTATACGCTGCTTTTTCAAAAAATTTATCAGGATGATTATTTGTTAATAAAAAAATAGGTAACCCTGAATTTTGTTCTATTTGACTATTCATATTATATTATAGATTATATTTATAATATAATATTTAAAAATCTAATTCATATGTTTCTAATTCATCTGTAAATTTTTTATTAGATTTTGTAACTTGTTCAATCACATTTTGTGATCTTTGTAAATCTGCAGTTTGTTTTTTAGATTCTGTTAAAATATTTAATTTAAAATTATCTGAACCTGAAGGTTTATTATATGATAAAACTATATATTGACGATCATCTTTATTCGTTGTATCGATTTTTGTTATTATACCCCATCTATTCGTATCTACACACGCTACTAATTCACCTACTTCAAAATCATCAGCATCTGTTAAATTACTTTTTTCAACTGTTGTTAATGATGTACCAACCCGATTGTGTAAAAATTCTCTAAATTCTTTTAATAATATTTTCATAAATATATCGTTTACTATATTTATATAGTCTATTTCTAAATCAATATTTGGATCAGGATTAGATGTTAATTTATTAAGTTTTTCTTGAATATCTTTAATTATATTTTTTACATTGTCAATTTTATTATATTTTTGTAATAATTTTATTTCATTATCTATTTTTTTCTTTATGTCAGCAATTGGATCACCACCTATCATATTAAAATTATTGTTTCCTCCACTGAATGTTGCTTTTGCTTCTGCTTCTTTTAATTCTCTTATTAATATTTCTTCATCGGCGTTTGCACTTTTCATATATTTCCATATTTCTTCTTGATTATTGTTAAGTTCTTTTTCTAAAGGTATTAATCCAATACTCATTCTTGCAATTTCTTCTTCTAAATCTTCAAATTCTTTTATTACTTTGTCAATTTCTTTTTCAATTACTTTAATTTTATTTTCTGCTTCTTTAATATCTTTATCTGTAATTAACCTAGAATTCTGTAATTTTTGTTTACGAAAATAGTTAAAATCAGCTGAGATTATTATTCTTTTCAAACCTTCTAATTGATTTAGTAATTTTTCTTTTTCTTCGAATTTATCTTTTTTTTCTAATATTTTTTTCTCTAATATTTCATATTGTTTAGAATAGTTTTCTTTTGTATTTTTTATTTTATTATTAAATTCTTCTAATATTATTTGTTTTTCTTTTTGTTTTTCTTTCAAAATATTTCTTAATTTAATTACATTTATATTTGCTGCTTCTCTTACTCTTTCTCTTGCTTTTTCTCTTGCTTTTTCTCTTGCTATTTCTACATCTGTTCTTGCTGCTGATCTTTCTTTTGTATATATTTTTTTATCTTCATAATATTCATCTCTACAACTTGCTGTATTTTGTAATTCTTGAAAAGCTTTATTTGCTTCTTTATTACATTCTAAATTTCTATCTGGATGTAATAACATCGATTGTTTAAAGTATTGTTTTTTTCTTTCCTCCCAATTACCAACACATTCTTTTACAACTAAATGAGAACAATCTGCACCTCCATTTTGAACTTCATTTGTTGAATTATCATTAGATATACTAATATTATTTAATATTTGTTCACGTAAATTAATATTATTATTTCCTCCTCCTTCTATTCTTAAATTTCTTAAATTATCAACCAATTGGTCTATATCTTTGTCATCTGTATTATCTATATTATCTGTATTATCTGGTACTTCTACTTGTAAATAATCTTCATTATATATTTTACGATATATTTCTTCTGCAAATTTACTTAGTTTAAACCAATTAATGAATAATCTATCTATTTCATTATTTTCTACTTCCATTTCACCATTTTGTACTTTTATTTTCATTTCAATATCTTGAATTCTATCTCTTAACATATTAAATTCTTGAATATCATTTTCATTTAATGGTGATATAGTATTGATATTAATATTAATAATTAAGTCAAGAAAATTGTTAAATATTTCATTATCATATTTTTCTATATTATGCGAAATTGTTAAATTTATAACTGTTTTTATATAATTTAAACATTTTATTTTCCAAAATATTCGATAATATGTAAGTAGTAAATATTTAATTTTAAATAATTTATCAAAATTTAATTCTTCATCAGTAAATTCATTAAGTAATTTATATTCTGCATCTGCATTTTCACTTGCTATTACTTCTGCTTCTGCTTCTGTTTTTTTATCTAGAGATTGTAGTACTTCTCTAACTGCTTTTTTTTTATTTTCCTGTAGTGGTATAAATCTATTTTGTAATTCCTTATTTTTCTTCTCTTCTGCTTCTTTTCTTTTTTTATTTAATATATCTAATTCAACTAATATTTCACTATGAATTTTTTCATTTTCTGCATAATCAGATTTTAATTTATTCAATCTTTCTTCAAGTAATTTTTTATCTTCTTCTAATTTTTTTTTTCTATTTTCATTTTCATCAAATTGTCTACTTTCAATATTCGATGGCTTTATAATAGTAGTATTAGCATAATTTACATCATATGCATCTATCATACGTTGCAAATCATATATTATCTTTGATATAGAAGATATATCATTTTCTACAATGTTTAAATTTGATTCTAAATCTATTCTTTCATTAGATATTTTTTCATATATTTCTTTCATTTCTACTATTTTTTGATCTATACTATTTATTAAATTAATATTATTTAAAGTTATATTACTTTCAAATTTTTTATATTCATCGTCTAATTCTTTTACCAATTTACTATAATTATTTTGTATACTTTTATTTTCTAATTGTATTTTTAACAAGTTTTCTTTTGCTACTTTTACATTTTGTTTTATTGTACTTTCCTTTTCTGATAATTTTTTATCTTTTAATAATAATTTTCTAAACAAATCTACTTCTTTATTATACTTTGATACTATATATGCTTCTTCATTTGGTAATGATGGTAATATATCTATATTTTTTTCAAATTCTGACACATTATCATATTCAAAATATTTTAATAATTTATTTCTATCATCAGATAATTTTTTTATATTTTCTTCTATATTTTTAAGCATACGATCTGCTTCTGTTAATTTAGCTGAATTTTTATCTATATCTTGTTGCGTTCTGTCTTCTGTTTCGAATAATTCCATATCTATATCATCTGCTACTGAATTATTGTCTGCTTTTAATCCCATATCTTTTGATACTACTGATTTAGCTGCTTTATTAAATGCTTTATTAAATGTATCTTCAGCAGATTCCACTGTTGCTCTTTTTAATTGTTCTGCTTTAATTGCATCTGATAATTTTGTGTTTATAGTTGCTAATTTTTCTTTTGCTGCATTAAATATTGCTAATTTTTCGTTTCTATTTTTTTCTGCCACATCTACAGTTGCCTTGTCAATATTGTTATTTTCATATTGTACTCTAATATTTTCAAAAGAATCTATTTCTTTTTTTAGTTCTAGTTCTATTGCTTTTAATTCTGCTTCTGCGTTTGCTACTGCTGCTACTAATTCTTCGACTGATGTATCTTCATTTGTTCTTTTTCTTTTTTGTTCTAATTGTGATTGATATAGTGGTAAATTTGAACTATTTTTTCTTTTTACACCATCTTTCATTTTTAATTTTGCATATTTTATTACATCTTGCTCATTCTCATATGGTAATCTAATTTTCTCAAATATTTTTTTTATTTGTTCATATGAATTTATATTTTGATTTTGATTAAAAAGATTTGTATTAAAAGGAAACTCTTTATTTTCATAGATTCTACTTATAAATTCAAATTTATTTTGAAAATCAATATATCTCTTTTTTATTTCTTGAATATCTTTTGTCATTATATTTTTCCAGTAATTTTCAATTTGTTTACAATCATTATTAATTAGTGGTACATTTATTTGACATAATAATTTTTCACATTTATATAATTCATATCCTACATTAATCCATTTTTTTTTCCATTCATTTATATATTTCTTAAAATATTCTATTTCGAAGTTATTTTTCATTAATTCTGCTCTTGCATCTCTATCTGATTCTTCTTTTGCTATTGTGTTTGCTCTTGCTTCAGCTTCTGCTTCTTCTTCTGCTCTTGCATCCGCTTTTACTTTTTCTGATTTATACGCTTCTGCTATTGCTTCAGCTCTTTCAAGTTTATCATTGCAATCATCTGTTTCCGATAATTTTTTCTTTAATTTTTTATTTTCTTCTGATAATCTTTTTTCAGAATCAGATAATTTATATGGATCTTTTTTACTAGAACTTTCTTTTAATTTTTTATTAATATGTTGTTTGATTTCATCAAATAACTTTTTAATATTTTTAATATGTGTAATTACATCTATATTTAATTCAGATTTAACATTATTGAATAATTGTAATATTCCTTCATCTAATTGATTACCACCATTTAAAATAAATTCATTATTAAATTTATCTTTATTAAATGTTTGTTTTATATTATCTATTATTTTTAATTGATTATCAAACATTTTATCATCTGTTGGATTAATTAATAAATCATTGGAATATGATTTGTATATAATACAATCTAAATCACTATTATTCATATTTGTATTAGGAATAGTACCACCTTTCATATTCATTGCAATTGTACCTTCATCATTCGAATATATATCTGTAAAACCAGAATCTAATAATACCATATAACCATAATTGGGAATATAAAAATTAATATTATTTATTCTATATGTCCAATATCCTCGTACTGTATCATCTGATTTTAATGATTTAATCAATATGTTTGTTTCTGGATCAAAATTATTATAAGACATACCAAATTTATACATGGATAATAATCCTTGGTATGTTTGGAATAATACACTCATCCATACATCTTTACTATGATATCCTGTATTAATCATTTTTTTAGCTAATCCATTATCTTCATATGCTTTAGATCCCCATTCAATAATATTTTGTGTACCACTTTCAGTTAATGCAATTAAACATTTATCTGATGGTAAATGTATATCTAAATCTTCTATTAATTTTGTTAAATCTTTGCTTGAATATTTTTGTAAACCAACCAAATACGTTTGCATTTCTTTTTGATATATATCATTCAATACTTGTTTTTGTTTTTTCTCTTCCTTACTAATAATAACTTTATTTCGTAATCTATTTACTTTTAAAAAATCTATTTCTGTATCTTTTGTTATAAAATATGCATGCAATATAGAGAAATGAGGTGATAATTTTTGTTTAATTATATTATCACGAATTTGTTCATACAATGAAATTTCTCTCCATAATTCAAAAGAATTATATGGTAAATTTTTATATTTACCTACTAATGTTTCTCCAATTGTCATCTGATACACTCTGACATTAATACCAATATTATTTTTTGCACATCCAACATTATAGTTTGCTCGGTCGACCCTTATAGGGTAACACGATCTATATACTAATAATCTTTTAGGTAGTAAACCTAATGGATTTTTGTTAACTTTATCTTCTTTACTAGGTTGTAATTCTAAAATTCGTAAATAACTTAATAGATTTCTATTTTCTTGAGATTTATTACTCATAAAATTAATATTTTCACCATCTGATTGTCTAATTAATATAGATCGTAAATATTGATAGATAATCATTCTTTCAGAAACTGTTGTCATCGTATATTTTAACATCGATTCATCTTTACTTGGTAATATATCTTCTCTAAATTCATTTATTCTTGTTGGATTTGCCAATGATATATTATATGTATTATGAGATAATACATTTGCACCTGGTTGAGCAAATTGACCAAATTGATCAGGTATTGATTGTGATGGTGTTACTCCAAATGAATTGGGAATCATATAATTTACCATTTTAATTATATCTCCTGGTGGTGCTTGTGGTGGTGGTTTAAATTTATTTAATAATTCTGGTGCAATCTTAAATTCAAATGCAGTTTTTGCATTCGATTGTGGAGGTGTATTATCAACTGGATTATTATCATATATTGGCATATTTCTTGTTTCTCTTGTTTCACGTCCTTCATTTCTATCTCTAGTGTATTTAGGAGGAGTATCTATATTAACCTTTTTTTTTTGTTCTTCAATTTCAGGATGTTGTTCTAAATATCTCTCCGCTTTATTCTTTTTTTTTTCATTATCATCTAATGGTGAATATTGCATATTTTTATACACTGGAATTATTCTATCTCTACCTCCTCGTTGAAGCATAGATTGTATTCCATAATTACTAGATGATTGTTGCATAGGATTACCTAAAATATTCTGGATTGAATTTGTATTATTATTCATTAATCCATTTGATGCTTGACTAGGATTACCCAATAAACTTTGAATTGAATTTGTCATATTTTTATTTACTGGTTGGTGCATTGCTTGATGCATTGATTGGTGCATAGGTGATTGCATTGCTTGATGCATTGATTGGTGCATTGGTTGATGCATTGGTTGATGCATTGGTTGGTGCGTTGGTTGGTGCATTGTTTGATTCATTGGTGCTTGCAATGCTTTTTGCATAGACGATTGTAATTGTTGATGCATTTGTGACTGCATGCCATCCATACCAAGTAAATTACCTATATGATTATTCATTTTATTTTGCGAAGATGGTTGTTGCATTGCTTGATGCATTGGTGATTGCATAGCTTTTTGCATTGGTGATTGAAATTGTTGTTGCATTGGTGACTGCATGCCATCCATACCAAGTAAATTACCAATGTGATTATTCATTTTATTTTGAGAAGATGGTTGAGACATTTGTTGAGGCATTTGTTGATGCATAGATTGATGCATGGGTGATTGCATAGCTTTTTGCATTGGTGATTGCATACTACTATCCATACCAAGTAAACTACCTATATGATTTGATTGATTTGATTGATTTGATTGATTTGCTTGAGGTGGTGGTTGTTGTAAGTGTTTTTGTTCAGATTGTGCATTATCCATACCAAGAAAGCTACCAATATTATTTTTATTATTTTTATCTGTATTTTTATTTTTTACAAAATTTAATGTTTCTTCTTCAGGTGTTTCAATATTTAATATTTTTTCAACCTCTTCTCGTGACATATTGTATTTTGATTTCTTACTTTTTTTCTTATTTTTTCTTTTACCACCTGTTTGGATATTTTCTTCTTCTTCTAATACGTCACTTGTAAATAAAGAATCATTTAATATGATTTCACGAGCTGAAATACCTTTTTCATAATTTCTACTAATAAATTCACTTATTTTTTTAGGTAATTTTAAACTCAATAATGATTGTAAAAATGTGTCGATATCATAATATATATTTGGAGATTGTAATTTTTGTTCAATACTAACATTCTCTATATAATCTTTAATTGTAGATTGAAGAAAATTAGTAATTTTTATATCACCTGCTGATTCAAATGCATAATTTTTTTTATTCAATGTATATTGACTCTTTTTATCTGATTTTTTATACATTAAAATTGTATCTATATTTAAATTATTATGTCTAAAAGAAGGATACATTGATTGAATTACATCTAAACAATGTAATACTTGAAATATACAATCTTTATATATTTCTATATTGTTTTCTTTTTCTAAACATTCACGTAATGTTATTAATTTATAAAAGTGTTCACGTATTGATACACTTAACATGTTTTTTACTTTAATTTCGGGATATTTTTTAATAAAAATTTCTAATTCACTTTTTGGTACATCAATATTACAAATATTAATTAATATATTTTTTGTTTTTTTATGAATTACCAAATCACTTAATAAATAATTAATAATTTTATCAACATTTAAAGAAATATTAGGATTTGATTCCTGATTTAATGGATATTCTCGTATTAATATATCTGTTGGTGGATTATTTAATCTTTTAAATACATACGCAGATTCATAAAATCCATTATATGATAAATTCGTGTTAAATACATTATTGATAATATCGTTCAATTGTTTTCCTTTATACATTTTTTTAATAATTGTTAAATCTTCTAAAAAATTTGTAGCTAAAGATGTTGATTCAATTGGTCTTGATTGTATTTTTTGATATAAATATTCATAAATCAATCCTGATAAATAATCAATATCATCAAGTTTACTCATATTTTATAAATAAGAAAAATTTTTGTATATTTCTTATTTATAATATATTTATTATATTTAATATTAATGCTTCTAAATGTAAAGTTTGTCTTTTACCTTGATTAATACGAATATCAAATTTTGAAAAGATATCAATAATATCATATTTTTTATCTAATGCTAAATTTTGATTTAATAACTTTTCTAATAAATATATTAATAAATCATTCATATCAATATTAGACATGTATATTATATAATTTAATTCACGTATTTTTGGCATATTTATTTTATTGCTTAATATCTGATTAATTAATAATTGACCATATTTATGCCAATTTAATTCATCTTTAATATAAATATTATGTTGATAATATTCTAATAACCAAATTGCTTGTTTGATATCATTATTTGCTATCTTCGATAATTCATTCAATCTACATATACTAATTTTTATTGATTCCATTGTTGAAATATGAAATAACACTTTAAATATATCATCCTCTGATGGATTTGCCAATGATATTAAACTACATCTACTTTTTAATGGATCAATTATTCTATGTAATTGATATGAGATAAATATAAACTTACAATTACCCATATATTCTTCCATTGTACGACGTAGTGCATTTTGAGAATGTCTAGATAATTTATCAATTGAATCAATAATTACTAATTTATAATTATACGTATTCGAATTATTAATAGTAATAAACTGAGCAAATTTTTTAATTACATCTTGTAATACATATTTATCAAATGCTGAATTATTTGGTTTAATTATAATATGATATGGACTCTTTTCCAATAAAATATCATCTATTTTATTGCCATATGTATTTACTTGAAATAATGTTTTTTCTGTTTGAATATCACCATATAATTCATTAATCAAACAATTAATTAGTGTTCGTTTACCACTACCATTTTTACCATGAATTATCAAATGTGTTAAATTATTTAAAAACTCTTTTTTCAATAAGTTATTATATGTCTCATTATTAAAAATAATAAATTTTTTGTTATTTATCAAATATTTATCTATTAAAAACATTAATTATTATATTTTAATCTTTTTATCTAGTTATTAAAACTTTATTTTTCATTTTTATTTATTTCCTATATTTAATGAAATATTATTTTGGTGCACATGTAGGTATATCTAAATATGGTCTAGTAAATGCAATTGATGAAATTATTAAATATAATGGTAATTTTATACAAATATTTATTTCAAACCCATTATCTAAAAAAATGCCTAATAGGAGTGATGAAGAATTATCTACATTAAAACACTATGCTAAACAATACGATGTTAAAATAGTTATTCATGCACCATATGTATTAAATTTTGCAAGAAAATTTGAAAAACATAGTTGGAGTATACAATTATTAATTAATCAATTAATTGTTTCTGAAAAAATAGGTTCAATTGGAGTAGTAGTACATTTTGGAAAATATTTACATTTAGATAAATCTGAAGCTATTGAAAATATGTATTTGAATCTTAAATACATATTAGATAATTCACCTGTAAATTCTAAAATATTATTAGAAACATCATGTGGTCAAGGAACTGAATTAGGTTACAGGCTTGAAGAATTTAAAATTATATATGATAAATTCTCTCAAGAAGATAAAAAAAGATTACGAGTGTGTGTTGATACATGTCATGTATTTGTAGCAGGATATGATTTAACTACACAAGATAAAGTAAATGAATTTATTAAATTATTTGATAAATTAATTGGCTGGAAATATGTTGATTTAATTCATCTCAATGACAGTAAATATAAATTAGGAAGTAATCTAGATCGTCATGCAATGATAACTGAAGGTAAAATTGGGATCAAAGGGTTAGGTACCTTTATTAAATTTATTCATAAAGCAGATATACCTTTTATATTAGAAACAATAATAACCAAAGATATATTATTAAAAATACAAAAATATTTTTAATCTATCATAGGAAATAAATATATATTAATATGTGAATCATTAAATTTATTTTGTATTTTAACAATAGTTTCTGTTAATGTCTTATTAATAATAATATCTTCATAATAATTATATTCTCTCAATTCATTTGGATTAATCATAATAATATCACCATTTATTTCAAATTGATCATCTAATCTATATAATTTAATATTTTCTAATTTATAATCATTTGTACATCGATTATCCCTAATTCGGTGATATTTATATTTATTTGCAAACATATTAATTAATGCTTTTTTATCCCATAATAAAACTTTAACATTAGATGGTAAGTTACCATTAATTATATTGAATTTACCAAATATCAAATAATGCATATAAAGTATATAAATACTTAATATTTATATTCAAAACTAATTTATTATTTTCGAATAATTAATACAATTATAAGAATAACGATAATAACAATGATAACATTTAATAAATCATTTGATGTACTATCAGGACTTGTTGTATTAGATGGTGTCAATACATCTAATAATATACTTGGTGTTATACTTGGTGAAAATATATTATATAATATACTTGGTGGAATACTTGGTGGTATACTTGGTGGGATACTTGGTGGAATACTTGGTGGGATACTTGGTGGAATACTTGGTGGGATACTTGGTGGGATACTTGGTGGGATACTTGGTGGGATACTTGGTGGGATACTTGGTGGGATACTTGGTGGTATACTTGGTGGTATTGGCGATGTTGTTGCTATTACTTGATTTCTACACTCCCATGTACATGATCCAAGTTTACAGCATTCGTTTGGTCCAGCTAAACATTTTGATCCATCACCTTGATAACATTCATAATATCCAGGATAATCTTTACTTTCTGTGCTTGATATTGCACCTCCTAATAATGTTTCGCATTCATATTTAGTATACCAACGCATACTAGACCATGTTTTATCGTTAAGACTTTCAGTCCATATATCTTTACCTGGCCAAGTACCATTACTTAAACAATATGAAGGTAAATAAGAAGGAATATTTGAATTACTCATAATATAATATATATATATATTATTTAAAAACAAAATTATATAATTAAAATAAATATAAAAATGTCATTAGTTAATGATTTTAATATATTAGAAGAAAAATTAGATGGAATAAACTTGTCATTTTTTACTTTTTTTACAATGTTTCAAGTATATATTAATAAAAATGAAAATGAAAATGAAAATGAAAATGAAAATAAAAATAATGAAAATAAAAATAATGAAGAGCGTATATTATTATGGTGTGGATATCCAATTAGTAAAACACATGTTGATCCAATAATTGAATATATTGAAGCACAAATACAATGGATACAACAAAAATGTTTATATGTTCCTGATTACAATACAGGTGATTTTATGGAATATAAAATAGAATGTCAAAGACGTATGACATTTTTAGTAAATACTTTATATAAATTAAAATTTGGAGAATATATTCAAGAAAATAATGTAAATTGTATAAATATCTTACAACAAATTCGTGAATTATCTAAGTTATAAATAATATGCAAAATTTTTTGTTTATATAATATATAAACAAAAATGTCTGTAGTTATAACACAATTATCTCCCAGTGCGTCTAAATTTGAATGTGTAACTTCAACAGAACCACGAAAACCTGTAAAACCTCAAACTAAATTATCATGTCAACTAGATAATAACACATTAGGTAGAAATTCGTTAAATTCTAATAAAAATATTATACGTACATATACAAATAATGAATGTACATTATTAGGTAAAATTAATAATTCACCTACTTTATGGTCGAAAAATGGTGAATGCAGAAATCCATCAGGTGATAATTTTATTAATGAAAATGGTATAGTAGAAGTAAATAATACTAATTATTCAATTGTATGTACTGATGACTCACCTGTAAATGAATCACCTACTTATTTACCATCATATTGTTATAGTAATAACAAATTATTAGGTAAGCTTATAATTAATAATGAAGGAAATCCTGTACGAATATATGAAAATAGCGAATGTAAAGAATTTAATGGTGACTGGAATCAATATGATGGAACCTGTATGTCATTAAATAAACCAGATACAAATTATACTGTTGCACAATTTTTTGATCAAGTAAATTATTCAAATGATTGTGCATTAAATCCAACTATATATGATGAATAAATAATTTATACATATGTTTATTAAATTCATTATATGAAAGTATACTATCATTAGATAATAAAAATAATTTACTAATATGTGTATCAATAATACACATATTATTAGAAGATAAAACTTTTAAATTTTTTAGATTGATATAATCATGAAAATGACTTATAAACTCATTTCTTGACATTAAATAATTACTGGGAATTTCTACACCATTATCTCTTAAAAATGTTTGTGCTTTTATTGGTAAGTAAACTGGTAATAGAATATTCGGTATTTTATATAGTTCTTCTTGATGATTACAATTAGAACATGTAAATTTTCGTTTTTTGTAGATATCTAATTCTGCTTCTAACATTTTACGTTTAATATTACGGGTAATCATTTTTATTATATTAAATAATTATTTATTATAATAATTATTTAATTTCAATTTTTAGTATATGTATTTAGTACATACTACTGAATTAAAATATATCAAGAATATATTAGAAGATGGTGAATTAAAATCAAATAAACTAACCACTAATATTGAATGGGGTGATGGTGTATATAATAATGATATAAATAATTTTGTCTATTTTGTAACAACAGAAAAATTATTTGATAAAAAAATACTTGGATCTGTTATATTATATCTAAATTCTGACTTGATATATAATCGAACATTTTATGTTTCAACAACGTGGAGTAATACACCAGATAATCTTGGTGAATGGTATTCAAATAAAAGATTCCAATATAAAAGAAAATATTCAAGATATTATGATAAATACAATCAAATATTATCTAAATTATATAATTATAGTATTAATGTATTACCAAACGGTAAAGGTTTTCAAGTATTTCAACAAGTTGCAATAAAAAATAAAGTAAATATTAAAGATAAATTAATTGGTATACAATTTCAATCTAAACCATCTGATAAATTAATACAATATATTCAAACAAATTATCCTAATGTTAAAATTATTTTTTAGTTGTTTTTTTAGCCGCTGGTTTCTTAGCTACTACTTTTTTTGCAGCTTTTTCTGAAGCTATTTTTTTACTCTTTTCAATTGCATCTTTAGTAGCTTTTAAATTTTGTTTTGCAGTAGGTTTAGTCATAGTAACATTTGTATCTGTCGGCTGATACTCTTTAATATATACTTCTTTAAACTCATCTAATTCATCCATCCAAATTTCTTTTTCTGATTTAGATGATAATAATTCTATTTCTTCTTCTTTATTCTCAATCTTTTCTTTTAATTCTTCTATCTTTTCATATGTGAATGAATGAATTGGTAAAGTTAATAAATAATCATATTTTTCATCACCAAAAGTTGGATATTTTCGTTTGATTAGTTGTGCAACAATATCATCTCTTTTCTTGCGATTTACTACTACTTTATCTACTAATACATCTTCAATGAATTTCATTTTCCATTTTAGTAAATCTAATTCTTTCTGATATTTACCCAAGAAATATTCTTTTCTCTTTGTATATCCCTCTAATCGTACGTGATAAAATTCTTTCAATATATCATTGACATTATCATATTTCTTAATTTTATCATCTTTATCATACAAATGCATATTGGTAATACTAATCTTTTTAATCAATTTAAATTTTTGTACTAATTCTTTCTCCGATAGATCATCTACTATTTTACCATCTAATGTAATTCTAAAATTTACATACTCGTCCGTATTTTCATTCGTAAATTTAATAATTTCTTTCTTTTCTTCCAAGTCATTTAAAAACTCTTTGTATACTGTTGTCCATGTTCCAATTGGTAATTCAGTAATTATTAAATCACTACCAACACATTCATAATTACCCATAATACTATATGTTTTATCTTCTTGAGATATTTTACCCTTGAATCCATGAAAATATGGTTTTAAATCTTTTAATGGTTTATCATTCATCATATTTTTAATATTATCAATCAAATCAAGTGGATTATATGGTAATAATTGTGTACTAAATCCTGTACCAATACCTTCTGCACCATTTACTAGAATCATTGGAATAATTGGTAAATAATACTCTGGTTCAATTGCTGTACCATCATCATCCATATAATTTAAAATTGGATCATCTTCTTCACGAAATATTTTACGTACAATTGGATTCAAATATGTAAATATATATCTTGGCGATGCAAAATCTTTACTAGTTAATCTAGTACCAAATTGTCCAGATGGTACCAATATATTAATATTATTTGATCCTACAAATCGTTGTGCCATATTAATAATTGCCATATTTAAACTTTGTTCACCATGATGATAACATGTTTTATCACTAATAAAACCTGTTAATTGTGCTACTTTAATTTCTGATTGTTTTGTAAATAATTTACGTAAAATAGTACCGTACAGAATTTTTCTTTGACTTGGTTTTAAACCATCGACCATTGATGGAATACTACGCTTAATATCATCATTAGAAAAATGAATTAATTCTTTATTCACAAAATCATTATATGGTACTTTTTTAATATCAGGTGTTAATATTACATTTTTATTATATTTCATTAACCATACTTTTCTATCATCTGCTTTTTTCTTATCAAATGCTAATATAATTGCATGATGACAAGGATGTCCAATCTCAATAGATTCAGATGATTCAGATTCTTGATTCTTTTTATTATCTAAATCATCTTCTAACTCTTCACCTACTGTAGGTCTCCATAAATAATGGATTAATTTATCTTCTAAATTTGCAAAGTATTCTTTTCCTTCATCACGGGTACTAGTACCTAACCCTTTATAATATTTAATGTGATAACCTGTTGATGATTTTTCTCGCCAATCATTATACTCTGTTAAATTGTAAAATATTTTTACATCTTTACCTTTTGATGCTTTAACAATAGGTGTTGCTAAGCATGTAATAAATCCATCTATTTTCAATAAAGATGGCCAAAAATATTCAAAAAAGTTAATTAATAATCCCTTAATATGAAATCCATCTGTATTATGTACAATCATTTGTCCAATGCCTGCTTGGAAATGATGATTTGCTGTTTCAAGATCATATACATCACATTCTTGAATACCAAGATTTATAATTTGAATAATTTTATTAGGATTAATATCTAATTGCTGATTTGTTATTGTTAATGAATATAGATTATCATGATAATTAATATATACATTATAATCTATACTTTTTGCAATAATATATAATTTTTGTGCAAGTAACTTATCATCTATTTTAGGAGATATATACGTATTATTTACAAATTCACACTTACGTAAAAATCCTTGCATAAATATTTTTTTTGTATTTTTTATTGTATTTAACATCATCATTGGAATATTATTATATTTTTTTGTTTTACTATCATATAGATTACACCCCATTTTATATGAATCATCATCGGATATATCAAACGATGTAAAATCACTTATTTCATCTGGAAAAGAATGTAATAATTCATCTGTTACATGAATATTTTTGGGAGAAATTTCATTACCTTGGATATCTAACAAAGAATGATCTTCTGTTACATCTACTGCACCACAATTTGTAATAATTCTATATATTGATTTTTTCACTTTATGTTTTATTACTTCATTTATTTGTGTCCAACCTTTTTCAGTCCAAATATCATATATACATCTACCGTAATATTTATTATTTATACTATCATATATCCAATTATATGTAAGATTATTAATTGTTTTAACTTCAATTGTATCTCCCTTTCGTAGTAGTAATGGTGTATCTCCTGTTACACTATCTTGATCACATAATGTAATAATACCACCATAACGCAATTCTGATACATCGCAGATTTTAGATGTATTTGTATCATCATCTTTTGTTTCTTTTACATCTTTACCACTTAATACATATTTAACACCATGTTTTAATCCTAAAATCTTCTTCAAGTTAATAATTTCTTCATTACCCAATAATTCTTTTGGACTTGCACCACGTACATTTAATAATTTTCCTTTTAATGGAAAAATACCATATTTTTGATTTCCAACAACTCCTCTACCACTCATAGCTAATGCTTTTGCACTATCACCCTCAGTTAAAATTAATTTACATTGCAATGATTTTTTAGTACCTGCCCATTCAGCATCCTCTAATTTAGGAATACCTTTAATTGCATTTACTTTTTTACCATCGGTTTTTTTCATAAGCAAACTTTCTTCTTTAAACTTTAGGTAATCTAATAATACATTTAATATACCAGATGTGCTAATTTTCTTTAAAAATTTATCAGAAATTTCACATGATGATCCAAATTCATTTTGTTTTGTTTTCAATGTTTCTTTTGTTTGACTAGTAAAACTAGGATTTTCAATAGTACAATTAATAAAAATCATATAATGATCTTTAATAGAATGTGACTTTATTTTATTAATTGCATCTTTGTTTTTCTTCTCTATTTGCTTTTGAATATTATTAATTATTTGATCATTAATGTAATCAACATGAGATCCACCATGATAAGTACAAATATTGTTTACATGAGAAATATGTTCAAATCCACCATCTGGTCTATATATAAAACTAATTTCCCATCTATCTTGTTTTTCATAAATAATATCAGGTATATTTTCTGTCTCAAAGTATAATTTAATATAATCTTGAAATGTTTTAATTAAAATTAATTTATTATTCAAATACACATTTATATTTTCTAACGTACCTGCTAAGTCATACACTCTTTTTTCAAAAAGTGCAATCATATCTTTTGAAAGTTCCTTAATACCAAATTTTTCAAAATCAGGTTTGAATACAATTTTAGTAAAACTAGTAATTGCAGTTTTTAATTCTGTAATAACTGGCTTGGTACGTTTACTCATATTATCTGTAAATTCTTGATAAAATTTTCTTTTTCTTTTTCCATCAACCGTTTCAATAGAAAAAAATGTAGAAAAAATATTTGTTAATTTAGCACCATATCCATTGCGACCGCCTGTAATGCGTTTTTGTGTATCATCATAATTTGTTGAAGTTAATAATTCTCCAAAAATAAGTTCTGGTACATAAATTTTATATTCTTTATGAATTTCAACATCAATACCTACACCGTCATTAAATACTGAAATTTCATTATTTGAAATTGTAATCTTAATGTTTTTACAACTTGTATCATTTTTAGAATGATCACTTGCATTAACAATAATTTCATCAAAAATCTTATATAACGCAGGTACATATTGAATTTCTTGCTTAACTATTTTTTCATTTTCATGAATATATAGTTTTTCTGTTTGAAGTTTAATATCTCCAACATATGTATCTGGACGAGTTAAAATATGTTCTAATTGTGTTTTTTTCTGATATTTTGACTCGATTGAATTATCCATCCTTTATTTATTATCTTAATTAACATTTCTTTAAATTTAATATTTTCAATATTCAATTTTTATGTATCTATGAATTTTAATATTGTTATTCAATAATAAAATTTAATAAAAAATATTATAAGGGGGGTATTAATAATAAATAATATATAGAATATTATTTATTAGTTTAATATAACTTATTTATTTTTTGCCACCGTTTTGGGCAGAGTTGCCGCCATATACCATCATTTCAACAGATCTTCGGGATTTTCTGGATTTTTTGGATTTTCTGGATTTACGGCGTTTGCCACCTTCTAATGCAGGTACAGCTACATCTACAACGGCATCACCACCTTTCATCGATCTTCTGGATTTTCTGGATTTTCTGGATTTGCGGCGTTTGCCGCCTTCTTGGGTAGCAGCTACAACGGCTTCACCACCTTTCATCGATTTTTTCGATTTTCTGGATCTGCGGCGTTTGCCGCCTTCTTGGGCAGCAGCTACAACGGCTTCACCACCTTTCATCGATTTTTTTGATTTTCTGGATCTGCGGCGTTTGCCTCCTTCTTGGGCAGCTACTTCACCACCTTTCATCGATTTTTTGGATTTTCTCGATTTGCGGCGTTTGCCTCCTTCTTGGGCAGCTACTTCACCACCTTTCATCG